ACTAATACCTCCCTTATTAATCCCTTATAAAGTCACATTGTACATAACAACCTTACCGATCAGGTATAAGTCATCTGTATTCTCGTAACTAAATATGATGTCCCTAAATGCCATATCCGAGCTATCAGGTTTAAATACAAATTCTTGATGTTCGATATCATTGTAGAATCTTTTAACTGTATATTCGCCTCCATTTTTAATAACAACAATATCTCCATCATGGATATCTGGTAGTTCTATATTTCTTAATACGGCGATAATAGCGCCGTTTTGGATAACGTTGTTCATGCTTTCACCGTTAACCGACATAAGTATAATATTCTTATTGCCCGCGTAACGACCCATCATGAAGTCTGGGACTGATACGGTAGGGAGGGTGCTAATACCCTCTATATTAGTTAACGCCCCTGCAGATACTGCGGAGGGTACGTAGTGGTATGTGCTGATGACGCCAGAATTATTGACGAAGTTTAAGTGTGCATTATCTTCTTCCCATCCCATAATATATGCTGGGGACACGTCATATAATAACGCCAATTTCTCTATATTCTCTGCGGGGATATTAACTATATCTAGTGTTTCATAACGTTGCAGCGTCACCTTGGAAATCCCTAGTTTCTCCGCTACTTCCTGGAGCGATAACCCTAATTCTAGTCTCTTATTTCTGATTCTATTAGCTAATGCAATTTGCGACTCAGTTAGTGGCTTCTTTAAGCGAGTGTTAATCATACCCATTATCTTCACCTCCTTATGCATTTATAATATCATTTTATTACCTTTTAGGCAATATTTTTCTAAAAATACATAAAAATGTTACCTATTAGGTATTGACGCATCCTAATACATGTGATATCCTTTAGTTACCTGATAGGAAACGTAAAGGAGGTGAAATGAATGATTGCAGTAAATAAATTGAAAGCGGCTATTGTGGAGAGCGGATTAACTCAGGGCGAGGTAGCTCGTGAGATAGGCCTTACTGATAGGGGGTTTCGGTATCGATTAAAAAAAGGTAAATTTTACAATACTGAAATTGAAAAGCTAATTAGCATATTACCGATTAGCGATCCGATGGGTATTTTTTTTGCAGATAAAGTTACCCGATAGGCAACACATTGAAGGAAAGGAGGGGGGTAGTGCACATGATTAAAAAAGTGATTTCGGTCGCTCAAATGTCGGCTGTACTTGGTGTTAGCCTAACGGCAACCCGAGAGGGAATCGCAAGAGATAGATTTCCATTTGCCTACGCCTGGCAGTCGCCAGGTAAGAAATCCCGTAGCTTTGTCATCGATAAAGAGGGATTTAGAACATTCCTTGTCCATTCGCTAGGTTGGGACGTGAAAGTAGTTGATGCGGAGTTTAAATCCGCAGGAATTCATTAGGAGGAATTAATCATGAAATGGAGTAATACATCCTACCATTACACAATTTCCGTAATTAAAGGAATCGTAGGTGGTTTCCAGTATAGCCTCGACAGAAAATGTAATACAAAACGATGGGCGCTGATGGATCTTGAAGAGTTGGGCACCTCAAATTGGGGATTTTCTAACTTAAAAACACGATTAATCGACAACGCCATTCGGAAGGCCATCAACTATGTTAAAAGTACCGACATGTCAAACTGTCAGGTATCGACTGTGTATCATTCTGGATTTAGGCACGATCCTGGTTATTTTAAAGGTTTAAAGGAGATGTAAATCATGACATGGATTGACGCAGGAATGCATTTGAGCTTAGCTGCAGCAGCAGTAGCATCTATTTTATCAATGATGATGTTATAGGAGGACGATGAGTAATGGGCTACATGTTATTTGGTACATTCATTATCGCCGGATCTATGGGTTCCCTGGAACTCGACCAGATAGGATGTATACAGTTTGGAGTACAGGCACTCATAGGCTTGGTTATATCCATTTATGGCTTTTATAAAGATAAGGCTGAAATGGATGCCGAGGAACGTGAAGACGTTGCGTATACCACTAAAGTAAGAACTCACGGGAAGTATTGCAAGAATCCATATTACAACTAAAAGGAGGAAGAAAATGGCAAAACCATATATCAGTAAACAAAAGGTAAGGGACTTCGTATCTCATGTCAGTTCTGACAAAACCGATGCAATTGAAGAAGAATACGAAGCTTTATTGACTAAAGAAATTAAGTCGCTAGATGCTTTTAAACGTCTGGAAGAAGCTTTATCTGAAGCCCGGAAAGCGGCTAAAGAGATTAAGCAAGCAGGGTTTGGTGATAGCGTTTTGTATAGTATGCCGGCTTCGGAATTTTTAATAGATCGTATGATTAGTCGATGTAAAAGTTGCTATCATAAGCCGCCAAAAGAATGGGCTACTATTTGTGAACTCTTAAAGCCGTTCGTGGAACGACTATCAAAAGTACGCAACGCCAGACAAAGCGCTTACAGAATTATTGATGAAGCTCAAACCGGACGTGCTGCTGCAGATGCGTTAAGAGAAGCAGGCCTAGATTATTACACATGGGAAAATAGGCAGCCGGAGATGGTGCTTGATTTAAGCGCTTTGAAAGGTGGTGATTAAATTGCGAAATTGTAGTACCTGTCCAAAGCGAGATTATTGCATTCCTGATGAATGCGAGAACCTGGGCATAAAAAATGAGCCTGATGATGCAGCAACATCAACAAGCTCAAATTAGAAAAATACTATTCTACGTTGATTATATCTAAAGGAGGACGTATTTGCAACAATATGAAGAATTCATATCCGCTAAATCTAAAATGTCGGAATCTCACGGATTTGATATTGATACAGGTATGCTAAACAAACACCTATTTGACTTTCAACGAGATATCGTTAAATGGGCCTTGGCAAAAGGTAAAGCTGCCATATTCGCGGATTGTGGATTAGGTAAAACTTTAATGCAGCTGTCCTGGGCGTATGAGATTTATCTACATACAGGTGGATCAGTACTCATATTAGCACCATTAGCGGTGGCCGCTCAAACGCAGTCTGAGGGTGAACGTTTCGATATTCCTGTGACTATATGCGAATCCGATGATGACATTGTGCCAGGCGTTAATATTACAAATTACGAGAAACTAGGACGCTTCAACACCGACAATCTAATAGGTGTCGTATTGGATGAATCAAGTATCCTAAAATCATTCACTGGTAAAGTACGTACGGATTTGATTAATCGATTCAGTAATACGCCATATCGGCTAGCGTGTACAGCAACACCTGCACCGAATGACTATATGGAACTCGGCAATCATGCAGAGTTCCTCGGCATCATGAGCCGTAATGAAATGCTATCCATGTATTTCACGCATGATGGTAGTGATACCGCTAAATGGCGATTGAAAGGTCATGCAGAAAATACCTTTTGGGAGTGGATGGCATCATGGGCAGTTGTGCTAGATAACCCAGCATCTCTGGGATACGACGATGACGGATATGAGTTACCTGAGTTACATGTACATGAAATTGTCGTTGATAAAACAGGTGGGGATGTCCCTACTTTATCGCTACTGGAACGCCGCAGAGCCCGCAAAGCATCTCTTGAATCAAGATGTAGAGCAGCAGCTGATTTAGTCAATGCATCTAATGAGCAATGGCTAGTGTGGTGTGACCTTAACGATGAATCGACCACTCTAAAAGAAATGATTGATCTAGCAGAGGACGTTAAAGGTAGTGATAAGGCAACTCGAAAGCAAGGCATGATGTTAGGCTTTGGTTCTGGCTTTCTAAAATGCTTGGTGACAAAACCAAGTATCGCTGGATTCGGAATGAACTGGCAAAACTGCCACAATATGATATTTGTTGGGCTATCTGATAGCTACGAGCAGTATTATCAGGCACTTCGCCGATGTTGGCGATTTGGCCAGAAGCATGAGGTGAATGCTTATATCGTAATCTCTGAAAAGGAGGGCGCTGTTAAGGCGAACATCGAACGTAAGGAAGCGGATGCTATAAAAATGAGGGACGCTATGATTGCGCTAACCCGTAATGCTGTTCGTACTGAATTATCTAAAACTAGACGGGAATCAACGGAATACAATCCATGTGTGCCGATGGTGTTACCTAACTGGGCAGAAATGAGGGCTGTTATATGACTAAAATTTACGTTAGCCATCCATTCGGAGGATTGGCTAAAAACAAAAAGAATGCTGACTCTGTATTAAAGTGGCTGCAGGAAGATATGGGTGTATTTCCAATAAAGGAACCCTTTGGCAGTGATACGCATAACATATTCCTTTCACCTATTCATATATTGGGGCATTTGTACAATAAGGTCGATTATGATACTGGCATGAGCTGGTGCATTGACCTTCTAAGTGGTTGTGATGCCATCATAATGTGCAACGGCTGGGAGAACTCAACTGGGTGCAATTTAGAACTAGCTTATGCTAAGGATCATAACATAAGAGTCATCCACATCAATGAGCTAAAAGCAGCCAAATCAATTAGATTAGCCGTTGATGCAGGAATGAATAAAGGAGTAGCTGCCTTTTTTGGATTTGCAATGATGCAAGCGTTAAACAAGAAAGCAAAGGAGGACTTACAACGTGAACGTGCTAAATCAGTTAATTGAGTCCAGATTTGCAATATATAATGGCGACTCTGTAGAAGTACTGAAAGGGCTACCTGATGATAGCGTTCATTACTCCATATTTAGCCCCCCATTTAGTAGCTTGTATGTCTACTCTAATTCTGATAGGGATATGGGAAATTCATCTACTGATAGCGAGTTTTGGCAGCACTTCAAGTATTTAATTACTGAATTACATCGTGTAATAATGCCTGGACGATTAGTATCGGTCCATTGTATGGATTTACCACTCACGAAATCCAGGGACGGTGTTATCGGAATGAAAGACTTCCCTGGTGACATTATTCGAGCCTTTCAGGATGCTGGATTCGTGATGCATTCTCGTGTCACGATTTGGAAAGACCCTCTCATTGAGGCTACTAGGACAAAGGCACTAGGGCTTTTGCATAAGCAGATTGTAAAAGATTCTGCCATGTGTAGAATGGGGGCGCCTGATTACATTGTGACATTGCGTAAGCCCGGTGACAATCCGGAGCCCATCGCACATCCGGAAGGGTTTACCCAGTTTTTCGGTCAAGAGGAACCTGAGGGCATCAAAGGGATTGAACGACCTGCGCCCGATCCTGAGTTGTTTGATAAAAAGCAAAAATACAATACAGAGCCTATGTATAGCCATCAGGTATGGCGCCGATATGCTAATCCTGTATGGGCCGATATCCGCCAAACTCATACCTTAAATTATAAGGCAGCTCGAGACAATAAGGATGAACGTCACATATGCCCGCTACAACTAGATACTGTGGCTCGATGCATCGAATTGTGGAGTAATCCAAATGATATCGTACTTGATCCATTTGCCGGTATCGGGACGGTTCCAATTATGGCACTTCGTATGGGTCGTAGGGCATTAGGCTTTGAATTAAAAGAATCATATTACAACCAATCAATTATTAATATTCAGGAGGATTTAAACAATGATTAAAGTTGAAGTTCAAGGAGTTAATGTACTAGATGTATATAATCAGCTAAAAGCTGTGTTATCTCAATTTAGAAGTTTTGTAGATAACGATAGAGAAATGGATGATAAAGCCCCTGGTATAGTCGATACAGTAGTATCTGCAGTATCGACACCTTCCGTGGATGTATCTAATCTTGCACCGCAAGCTACAAATCAAGGTATGCCTACTACAACAGTAGCTATGCAACCAGACTCTGTATCTATGGCGACATCTAATGCCGCTGTACAAGTTACTCCTACTCAAGTAGCCGTTACCGCACCAGCTGTCAACGTGAACACTAATACACCAGTACAAACTGCTGCCACACCTGTACAAACAACTGTTACCGCTCCTGTATCTCAGGAAGTTAAGAAGTATACATTGCCTGAAATTCAAGCGGCTCTTGCGCCATTGCTTGATGCTGGAAAAGCTGTAGAATTGCAACAGTTAATGACACGATTTGGCGTTCAATACTTAGGTCAAGTACCTGAGGACAGATACCCTGAATTAGTAAATGCAATTAGAGGATTGGGGGCAAGAATCTAATGGCTCCACGATCACATGCATTGTTAAACGCATCGGGGTCGCATCGGTGGCTGCATTGTACAGCCGCCCCTCTCCTAGAGGAGAACTTTCCCGATAGTACATCTGTGTATGCAAAGGAAGGAACCTTGGCACACGAACTGTGTGAGTTAAAATTACAGAAGTATACCACGGCCATGGCGAAATCCACATACACTCGCAAGTTCAACAAAATAAGAAATGATGAGCTGTGGCAACCGGAAATGGATGATACTTCGGAAGCCTATCTCGAATATGTCAAAGGCGTTATGTTAGGCTGCACGGCAACTCCCGTAGTAGCCATTGAAAAACGCGTTGATTTTAGCCGCTATGTACCAGATGGATTCGGCACGGCTGACTGTATCATCTTATCTGGGGACACCTTGCACATCGTTGATTATAAGCACGGAAAAGGGGTAGTCGTTGATGCGGAACATAATCCGCAAATGATGTTATATGCTCTTGGTGCGATTGATGCGTATAGATTACTCTATATGTTCAATACGGTCAAAATGACTATCGTGCAGCCCCGTGTTAATAATATCAGCGAATGGGAAATCCCTACGGCAGAACTACTGGAGTGGGGTAATACATTCGTCAAACCTCGTGCAGACGAGGCTATATCTGGCAATGGTAAATTTGAACCCGGCGACTGGTGCAGATTCTGCAGGGCGAAACAACAGTGCAAAGCCCGATATGATGCAAACGACTCATTATACAGTGCGCTAGTTTCTAATCATGATCCTCGACTTATCTCGATGACAGAGCTCGGCGAATACCTTCGTCGAGGGAAAGACGTCGCTGCATGGCTCGAAGATATGAAAGACTACGCACTCACTGAATCTCTTAATGGGGTGGCAGTCCCAGGCTGGAAAGCCGTAGAGGGTCGTGGTAGTCGAGCTTTCCAAGACACTGATGCTGCCATTGATACTTTAATCAAAGCTGGCATCGATGAAAGCATTCTGTATGAACGTAAGACATTAACATTGGCACAGATGGAAAAGACCATCGGTAAAACCCAATTTAATGATATGGTAGGCGATATGATTGTTAAAAAAGCAGGTAAGCCTACCCTAGTTGAGGAATCCGATAAGCGCCCTCGGATTACCAATCAACCTACTGCGGCGCAAATATTTAATGTATCTAATGATAATAATGGAGGTAATTAATTATGTCATTCGTTCCGCAACCAACTGAAGTATTATTGCAAAATGTTCGTGTATCCTACTGCCATCTATTAGAACCTTGGGCTAATTCCACACAGCCTGGTGCTAAACCTAGATATTCAGCTACTATTCTTTTACCTAAAACTGATGTAGCTCAACATCAAGCTCTCATGAATGCTATCGAAGCTGCTATCCAATCAGCTCGTACTAAATTCGGCGCACGTGTTCCTGCACAGCCAAAAGTGCCAATTCATGACGGCGATGGATACACACAATCTGGTAAGGAGTTCGGCCCTGAATGTAAAGGTCATTGGGTGTTTACAGCAGCACAAGACGCTAACTATAAAGTTGAAGTAGTAGATCTTCAAGGTAACCCTCTTACAAATCCTACACAAGTATACTCCGGCATGTATGTCAATGTACTCGTTCGATTCTTCTTCTACTCCAATCAATCCACTGGTATCGGATGTGGTTTAGGCCCTGTTCAAAAAGTACGCGATGGTGAAGCGTTGGGTAGCATGCCTGTTGCAGCATCCTCTGTATTTGGTGCACCTCAAGGTAGCGCAGCTAATGTGTATACCGGTGCTCCAGTAGCAGCAGGTCAACCTGTGCAACAACAAGCAGCTCAACAGGGTTATGTACAACCGGCATATGCTACGACACCTCAGCAATCTGTACAACAGGCTCCTGTAGGGATTAACCCTGTAACTGGTCAACATTACTAATAGGTGCCTGATATGAGGCATCTAAGTATTGATATAGAAACATATTCATCGACTGATATCTCATTCGGAGTGTACAAATATACTGAATCGCCTGATTTCGCCATATTACTATTTGCGTATTCCTACGACTTTGGTCCTGTTGAAGTTGTAGATTTAGCGCAGGGAGGAGTAATTCCTGACTACGTAATTCGTGATTTATTGAGCCCAGATGTTATCAAGCACGCTTACAATGCGCAATTTGAAATCACGTGTCTACAACGTGTAGGGTTACTCACATCTGTTGATCAGTGGCAGTGCACGATGATTCACGGTGCCTACCTGGGATATCCTATGGGCCTAGCCTTACTCGGCAAGGCCCTGGGATTACCTCAGGATAAGAAAAAGGACACATCGGGTAAAGCACTTATCAAGTACTTTTGTACACCATGTAAGCCTACCAAACGTAATGGGGGCCGTACCCGTAACCTACCTAGACATGATATGGATAAATGGAATGCTTTTATCGAGTACAACCGCCAGGACGTTGTGACTGAGATGGAATGTTATCACAGATTAGCCTCATTCCCTGTTCCCGATGATACATGGAAAGATTGGTATCTCGATATTCAAATCAATAGTAGAGGTGTACGCATCGACCATGAATTGGTTGAGGGCGCATTATACATCGATGAAGAAAATCGCGAAATGCTGATGAATGAGGCTTATCAAATTACAGGACTTAGCAACCCTAACAGCCGCAATCAATTACTTGATTGGCTAAACAATAATACTAATGTTAGTCTTGAAAAGTTAACTAAGGATACTGTGGCCGATGCTCTGTTGGATGCTGATGACGTTGCCGCAAAAGTGCTTATGATTCGTAAAAAGCTAGCAAAGTCATCGGTATCTAAATACACCATGATGGATGGTGCTATGGGCGCTGATCTTCGTCTTAGGGGAACATTACAGTTCTACGGTGCCAACCGTACCGGACGCTGGGCGGGTCGTCTTATCCAGGTGCAGAACCTACCGAGAAATTACCTCGAGAACCTTGACACGGCTCGGCATCTCGTTAAGACCAAAAACCGTCAAGGGTTAGAACTTTTATATGGCGATGTATCGGATACGCTATCTCAATTAATTCGTACCTCGATTATTGCTGAAAATGACAATACATTATGTGTGGCCGACTTCTCGGCTATTGAGGCTCGTGTTATCGCCTGGTTATCGGGAGAACATTGGCGTCAACGTGTATTCGCTGAGGGCGGAGACATATACTGTGCTTCCGCATCATCGATGTTTGGTGTTCCCGTTGTTAAGCATGGCGAGAATGGTCACCTTAGACAAAAAGGTAAAGTCGCTGAATTGGCACTCGGCTATCAAGGCGGAGTGAATGCATTAAAAGCCATGGGAGCTCTTGATATGGGACTCCATGAGGAGGAATTACCTGAAATCGTAAATTTATGGCGTAATGCGTCACCTAGAATACGAGATTTGTGGTATGCCGTTGAGAATGCGGCCGTGTACACCGTTACTACCGGGAATCCTATAGGCCTTGACCATGGCATTATGTTCCGATTGGAAATTGATCCGTTATACGGTTACCGTTATATGACGATTGAACTACCTAGCGGACGTAAGTTATTTTATCCTAGCCCAAGCATTAAGCAAAATGCATTCGGTAAGGATGCTGTACATTTTAAGACTAAAGTAAACGCTGCATGGGTTACTGAAAGCACCTATGGAGGCAAATTAGTCGAAAACATCACACAAGCAGTCGCTCGTGATTGCTTAGCTTTGACTCTGCGCCGATTGGCGGATGTAGGATATCAAATTATTATGCACATTCACGATGAAGCTGTACTTGAAATCAACAAGGAGAATGCTGAGTCTACGTTGGATGATGTTAATGCTATATTCTCAATCGCCATACCTTGGGCAGACGGGCTGCTATTATCATCCGCAGGATTTACTAACGACTATTATATGAAAGATTAGGAGGGGATACACTTGCAAAACGATAAACTGATTACCATCAGTATCGGTGCGAGTCGCACATCAAAGCAATGGACCCGTACGGAGATGTTGTGGTCCGAGTTTTGTGAACGCCTCAAAATCCCCGTTCGTACAACAGAAACCGTGGACGAATACCACAGATTGCCAAAATCTGAGAAAAGTAAGTTAAAGGATATAGGTGGCTTTGTTGGTGGTACTTTAAACGGTCTACAACGTAAAGCTATTAACGTGTCTGGGCGTAATCTGATTACTCTTGATATGGATGCCATATCGCCTGGGGAAACTGAGAACGTCGCCCGCACAATTGACAGCCTCGGCATGGCTTATGTCATCTACTCAACCCGTTCTCACACTGTGCATCGTCCACGGTTACGTGTTATCGTCCCTACTGATAGAACGATGACACCTGATGAGTATGAGCCTATTGCTCGTAAGCTGGCGGAGCTCATTGGCATTGGTATGATGGACGGAACTACGTTCGAGGCCTCTCGGCTTATGTATTGGCCATCATGCCCGAATGATGCACAGTATGTATATTACGTAGGTGATAAGGCATTCTTATCTGCTGACGGTATGCTTGACCAATATACTGATTGGCGAGATGTGCGCTCTTGGCCGCAAGTACCAGGTAAGGAAGCGTCGCAGCATGAAAAGAAACTACTTGCAAAGCAAGCTGATCCGAGAGAAAAGCCAGGTATCGTAGGTGCCTTTTGTCGAATATACGGAATCCGTGAGGCGATTGATAAATTCATACCTCATGCATATGTCGATGTTGACGGCAGCGAGGACCGCTTAACGTTCGTTACCGGCTCAACGGTAGCCGGGGCAGTTATCTATGATGATGATACATTCCTGTTCAGTCACCATAATACTGACCCGTGTAGTGGTCAATTAGTTAATGCCTTTGACCTTATCCGGTTGCATAAGTTCCACAGCTTAGACGAGACTGCTAAGGATGGGACACCTGGGCATAAGCTGCCATCTTACATGGCTATGTCTAAACTAGCTATGCAAGATACGGTAGTCGTTAACGAACTCAACATGGCCCGTGCCCGAGAATCGGCATCAAATGTATTTGCTGATATTATCACGGATGTATCGGCTCACTCTGAGACATCCGACCTTGACCCTAATGCGTTAACGAACGTTGACTGGATGAAAAGCTCGACTTTAAAGTACGACGAGAACGGTCGACCTAAGAACACATTAGATAACATGCTTAAAATCATGCACCATGATCCGGCGCTTGTCGGTAGACTTGCATATGATAGATTTGGTTCGAGATACGTGGCAAAAGGGGCTCTACCATGGAACCCAACACCAGGACTTCGCATATGGACAGACGCAGATGATGCGGGCTTACGGTGGTACCTAGAAAATAAATATGATATCACCGGCAAGGATAAAATCATGGATGCCCTCATCATGTGTGCTGAGCAAAATGGATTTAACGAAGTACTAGATTACCTTAACGGGTTATCCTGGGATGGCATTGCCCGATTAGATACCATATTCATCGACTACTTAGGGGCTGAGGATAATGTATATACTCGTGCAGCCGCTAGAAAGTCATTTACGGCGGCAGTAGCGCGAGCGTTTGAGCCTGGATGCAAGTATGATACGATGCCAATTCTTATCGGCGGTCAGGGTATCGGTAAAAGTACTCTTATCCGCACGATGGGCAAGAAGTGGTATGCTGATGGCTTAAATACCTTTGAAGGTAAAGAAGCTGCGGAAGGCATTCAAGGTAAATGGATTATAGAAGCTGGTGAAATGGCGGGGTATTCGAGGGCTGAAGAAAATGCATCCAAGCAATTCCTAAGTCGTCAAGTAGATGTATTTCGTCAAGCATATGGCCGACGTACGCAAGAGTATCCACGGCAGTGTGTGTTCTTTGGTAGCACTAATCAATATGAATTCCTAAAAGATATTACAGGCAATCGCCGATTTTGGCCTATTGATCTTGAGATGACGACTCCACGAAAGAACATATTCGTTAATCTTCCAGGAGAAGTGGACCAGTTATGGGCGGAGGCCTTGTATCGTTATAAAAGCGGGGAAAGCCTCATTATCGAGGATGACCCGGCTGTACTAAAACTGGCTGATGCGGCTAGAGAGGCGCACATGGAATCAAATACCAAAGCAGGACTGATTAATGAGTTTTTATTAATCAAAGTGCCTTTAAATTGGAATGTGATGAGTCGGAGCGCCAGGAGGACGTATCTTAGCATGAATGCTAAACCTGCCAAGGGGCAAGAGTTAGTATATCGTGACCGTATTTGTGCGGCAGAGGTATGGTGGGAATGTTTTGGCAACGACCCGAGTCGCATGAAGAAGATCGAGACCAGGGAAATTAATCAAATACTGGCGGACTCCCCGTATACAATGGGCGGAAGTCAGTTAATGAGATTTGGTGAATATGGGCATCAAAGAGGGTTTAGAATCAACGAGTCAAAACTGAAATTTTAGTGTTAACATTCTCAATTAAGCGTTAACATTCTCAGTATTTTGGTTAACATTAGAATGTTAACGAATTCGGAGAATGTTAACGTACTATGTTAACGCATAAAGTCAGTATTTATCTATATTCATATAGGTTGGTTAACATGGTTAACATTATATACTGGTAAATATCAAAACAAAGAGTTTTAAGAAAAAATACGCCCTTTACAGCCTTAATTTGAACCCTCATATACGCGTATGTAAACATGTTAACGTTTAAGAATTTCAGAGGTGAGAAATGCTAGAAAAAGATATCGAGAGAAAATTAATCGCAGGTGTCAAACGCGCGGGAGGTAAAGCATATAAATTCGTATCCCCTGGTAATGTCGGTGTGCCTGATCGCATCGTCATATGGCCAAATGGTGTTATACATTTCGTAGAATTGAAGACATCCAAAGGCGTACTTTCACGATTGCAGGGAGTCCAAGCCCGTGAACTACAAAAGTTACAGCAAAAAGTATTTGTGTTAAAAGGTGCAGATGCCGTGGTTGGCTATTTGGAGCAATTCACGGAAGAGTTCGGGGTGAAAGCGTAATGCAATTTATTCCACATGCGTATCAGCAATATTGTATCGATAAAACTGTTAATCAAAATAAGATAGGGTTATTCCTGGATATGGGTTTAGGGAAAACGATTATCACGTTATCTGCCATATACGAATTGAAGTACTCTAGATTTGCCATTCGTAAAGTGTTAATCATTGCGCCTAAGAAAGTGGCGGAGGCTACATGGCAACGCGAAGCACGAAAATGGGATGGCGTAGGTATATTGAGGATATCTACTGTATTAGGTAGCTTGAAAAAGCGTATTAAGGCTTTAAACACACCTGCCGACATCTACATCATCAATCGTGAGAATGTAACGTGGCTAGTTGATTACTACAAGAATGCATGGCCGTTTGACATGGTAGTTGTGGATGAATCTAGTTCTTTTAAGAATCACACAGCTAAGCGCTTTAAATCATTAGCCTATATGCATAACCACATCAAGCGCATGGTGTTGTTAACGGGTACGCCAGCCCCTAATGGGTTAATCGACTTATGGGCACAAGTGTATTTATTAGACCGCGGCGAGTCGTTAGGTAAAACGTACACAGGATTTAGGGATTACTATTTCGAGCCCGATCAGAGGTCACGCGAAATGGTGTACTCCTATAAACCTAAATCCGATTCAAATGACAGTATCATGGCGGCAATATCTGGGTTATGCATATCCATGAAAGCTGATGACTATTTGGAATTACCTCCAGTAATCAACGATATTAAATATGTGCAGTTAGATGCGAAAGCCAAAAAAGCCTACGAAGATATGGAACGCACATCTGTATTAGAGTTGATTGAAGCTGGCGAAGATATCACAGCTTTGAGTGCAGCAGCATTATCTACAAAGCTACAACAGCTAGCGAATGGCGCCGTATATGATGGCGATAGGAACGTTCACGAGATACATGGCTGTAAGATTGAGGCTTTTATGGAACTTGTAGAACAGTTAAACGGAAAGCCTGCATTAGTGTTTTATAACTTCAAGCATGACTGTGAACGGTTAAAAGCAGCATTAGCTAAGACTAAATTAAGAGTCTGTGAACTAAAAGGTGCCGATGATGAGATAGCGTGGAATGCTGGAGAGATTGATATTCTATTAGCACATCCGGCTAGTACGGCATACGGGCTTAACTTACAGGACGGCGGTAACCATGTAATATGGTTCGGGTTAAACTGGAGTCTTGAGTTATATCAACAAGCTAATAAGCGGTTACATCGCCAAGGTCAAATGGAGAAGGTAATTATCCATCATCTAATATGTGAGGGAACTCGTGATGAGGATATGATGGATGCGCTAGCCCAAAAAGACCGAGCGCAGGAATATGTGCTGCAAAGCCTAAAAGCAAGAATTGATAAATACAGAAAGGATGATTAATATGGATCAATTTATAATGGCAGGATTAATCGGGGCCATCGTGGTAATAGTGAGTTACACGACTATTCAAGTTATAGATATTGTTGATAAACACCTTGATAATCGAAAATACATGGCTGCATTGAGGCTGACCCCGGGTAGATTATATGAGAGACCTAATAGACCCCCGTCACCACCTGTAAGGTTACCAGCTGATGAAACTTTAAAACGTTTGGCATCTAACGAAAATCTAAAACGATTACAAGAAGTATCGAATCAATCAGGATTAACCATAGATAAAAGCAAAATCCAGCGTATAAGACCTCTAGATAACCAAAATGACGACATCAATCATCCGAGCCACTATACGCAAGGTGATATCGAGGTTATCGATTACATCGAAGATAAGAAATTAGGATATCGATTGGGTAATGTCGTGAAGTATGTATCAAGAGCAGGGCATAAGGACGATGCAATTAAGGATTTGAAAAAAGCCCGTTGGTATCTAAATCGGGAAATTGCAAAGAGGGAACAGTATGACAAAAGTCGAGCGACTACTAATTAACAAAGGGCACTATTTAGATGACACGTATCATCTTGTCATGGACATAGTTAAGGTCGTAGATAATCTCAAAGATAACGTTGCCGAGAGATTAGATGACGACCTAAGTGATGATGCATATGCCATGTGTGAGGAGATGTTTACCGCTGTTGAGCAATGCAAAGCAGATATGGTAGAAGCCATCGAGGATATTGTCGAACGTATGGAGGTAAAGGATGCAGAAGCGTAGGAGTATGGCAGATGTGATTGTAGGTGCCATACAGTCAGATTTAAGTCTTGCCATCATACGAGCCCGTAATAGACAACTGAGATCACCTATGTTAGATGATAGAATTCGTGAAAGCGGATACATTGACGGATTACTACGAGCACAGATGATTATCAGTAAATATGGAGACTATCGCATATGATGGCTAAAGAAGAACTACAAGCTGTCCGCCATACTGAGCAGCGAATGCGTGCGTTAGAGATTCAGCTGGATGCGATTAATCGAGATTTACATTCAGAAGCTATACAGATATGTGAATCGGGAGATGCTATGCCACGAATCAGTAAGCACTTACAAGAATGTAGGGAGGAGCTGAACAGAGAATGGGATGAATTGATCGATTCTCGAAACAAGGTCAAGCAAGTCATCAACCAAATAACTGACGGACAATATAGGGATGTACTGAATCTCAGATACATTAATGCATTGCCATGGGAGCAGATAGCTGTCGAACTAGGGTATTCGTGGCGACAAGTTCACAGACTTCACAAGAAAGCAATAGCTGAATTTGAAAAGATGGCATAGAATGGCACACTCTTAATTTAATATAATGTAAATGTAGTAGATAGCAGGCAGTGTCTGGCCCGCACAATATGTCTGCCTGCTGCACTGCCCCGGGGTAGACCTTACTTAGTTGAGGTCTACCCTTTTTCTTATTGAGTATCGATGATAATACCTAATTGAGAAAATAAGAATTTGGAAAAGGTACTCCGCGGGCGAAAAATGGCCGCTGGTCGCCCCCGCGCGATGGTCCTCTCTCTGTGAGAAAAATTTTCCTGTTGAATGTAGAAAGACGAATTTAGAAAGGAGTACACCTATGGCGGACACAAAACCGAGAGTGAAATTTGATGCTGCAGGCAATCTGCTCGTATCCAGCACTCAACTATGTGACCTCTTGCGGGTCACTCCGGAAATTATTTCTCGACATCATAAAGCAGGGATGCCTAAAGCCTCTGTAGGTTGGTGGAATCTCCGAGAAGTCCTCGTGTATTTGGGGCAGGCAAAAGGTGATAACGCTAAAAGCAAATCCGCATCAACTCGTAAGCTAGAAGCCGAAGCTGATTATAAGGAAGCAAAGGCTGCAAGAGAAAAGAAAATGTTGGATGTGCTGAATGGCGAATATGTCCCCCGTGCCGATGTGGCACAGGCATGGGCTAATCGGATATTGGAATTAAAGACATCGTTTACCAAATTAGGTAAGCGTATCGGAAGTGAATTCACGGATCCTGAGGAACGTGCTCGTGTAGAAAAGGTGGTGAATGGCCTTGTCGAAGAATACCTCGAAAGCTACGTACGCGCAGGCGAGTACACGCCGAAAGTCAAAGCCACGGGAAAAGATAAGTCCAAAGGTTGACTGGTTCCCTGAGGAATTAGAGGCATTCAAGCCACCTGAAAGATACACCGTTTCGGAATGGGCGGATAGGTACAGGGTACTGACTAATATATCTGCTGAACCTGGACGATGGAGTACAGCGCGGACACCTTATCTCAAGGAGCCTATGGACAAATTTACGGACCCTCTTATTGAAAGCATCTCGTTATGTTTCGGGGCGCAGATTGGTAAGACGGAAGCTGAGCTTAATATGATTGGATATGCGTTACATCAAACTGTATCTCCAACCATGATGGTTTATCCGACGGATACTATCGCGAAATTCGCTAGTGATAAACGTGTACAGCCAATGATTAGGAGCGTAGAGCCGCTTGCGGATATGTATGACGAAAGCAGTAAGCTACTAGAGTTAGACTTCGTTAACGGGAATTACATGGTGCTCGTAGGAGCGAACTCACCAAGTAGCTTGTCAAGTCGGTCAATTAAGTACTTATTCTTCGATGAGATTGATAAGTACCCCGCATTTTCCGGTAAGGAAGCGAATCCGATTAAGCTGGCTGAGGAACGTACCAAGACATTCGTTGATAAGAAGATTGTAAGGGTGTCAACTCCTACGATTGAAAGTGGCAATATTTGGCAATCCTATATGGGCGCGAATGAACGTAAGCAGTATTACGTGCCATGTCCGCATTGCGGGGTGTCGCAGACCCTCAAGTTCAAACAGATAAAATGGCCGGAAGAACACCATGGCAATGCGGATATGATACGTGATACCGCATATTATGAGTGCGAACATTGTAAGCACCGTATTGATGATAAGCATAAGATGGATATGCTCCGGCAAGGTGAATGGCTGGCGGTGAATGAATCGCAAGTTCGAGTCGTCCGGTCGGTCGCCTATCATCTATCATCTCTATATTCTCCATGGGTCACCTTCGGGGATGTAGCGTATGAGTTTGTCAAATCAAAAGATACGCCAAGTGAGTTAATGAACTTCATCAATTCATGGCTAGCAGAGCCGTGGAAATCTGCTAAAACTAAAAGCACACAAAATCTCGTGTTTACACAATCAGAAGTTCCTCGCGGTGTTGTGCCACAGCATGCACCATTACTCATTGCATCCGTCGACGTGCAGCAAGATCATTTCTGGTGGGAGGTTAGAGCCTATGCTCACGGCGTATCAAGCTACTTAGTTGATTATGGTCAAGCAAGTAGTTGGGCAGATTTAACCGAGATACTCATTGATAGAGAATATCCATCAGAGTATGGTGAGGCCCGTAAGATTGTGAGGGCCGGTATCGATAGTGGCTACCGAACAGATGAAGTATATCAGTACTGTGCACAGTACCCAGAAGTATGCGTGCCAGTTAAAGGTGATTCTTCGCACAGTCCTCTAGCGCCGCCTTATAAGATGAGCAGCATCGAGAAGGGCGTTATCGGAGGTATGAAGCTGTACGTAGTGAATACCGATTACTGGAAGGACTTTATATTTGCACGTATGGTACGTCCGGCTAATGAGCCTGGCACAATCCATTTATTTAAGGATTGCCCAGAGGAATATTCGGAGCACCTCCGGTCGGAGGAAAAGCAAGAAATCCGAAATGTAAAGACCGGAGCAGTTACAGTGCAATGGAAACCATTAACCAGTCATCCAACAAATCACTTGTTGGATACATGTGTATACAACGCCATGGTGGCGGACTCGGTAGGTGTTAAATACTTACCCGAATATAACCTGGATACCGATGAGGAGGACGAAGATACGGATGACGAAGACTTTAATGCAGATAGCCGAGGTTGGTTTAGTTAAGAAGGAGGTGAGACCATGAGCGCAAGAGAAGACTTGGAGCGTATTCGAACGATAATCGAGGAAATTGAGACGAATGGATACGCTGAGATGTCTGTAGGTGGTAAGCGATTTAAGACGCATGACCTGCCGACATTATACGCCCGTGAACGTGAGTTAATGTCTCGCGTTGATGATGAGGAAGGTAATAGCACGACATCCTACGTGTCATGGGAGCGACGATGAACATACTCGATAAGGTAATAGCATATTTCAATCCAGAACGAGCTGCCCGTAGAGCATATTTCCGTAGTTCGCTTGAACGTGGATATGATGCGGCGTCAACAGACCGATTGAGTGGCGACTGGATGCCAGTATTTGGTACAGCTGAACAAGTAGCATCAGGCCAACGTGATTTGATCCGAGGTCGTGCCCGTGCAGCAGAACTTAATAGTGATCTTGCTGAAAGTGTTGTATTGGCATTACTACGGAATGTAGTAGGTACGGGAATAAAGCCACAGTGCAAAATCAAGACCAAAGCAGGAAAGCTAAATGAAAGACTCAATAAGAAAATTGAGGATGCTTGGTCAGATTGGGTGGATAAGGAGAATGCGGATATCCGAGGGATATCCACGTTCTACGAATTGCAAGAAATGGCTCTACGTCGAATGGTCTATGATGGAGAAATCCTAGTCAATATGACCTCCGAAGGTACAGATATACCACTATCGTTACAGCTTATCGAAGGTGAGAATATCGGAGCCGTATCGGTAAGCGAGAACGGTAACAATATTGTTAATGGTGTGGAAGTTAATAAATATGGAAGACCAATAGCATATCACGTATTCCAAACTGATCCGTTAGGGATACGGTCGTTTAACGAGGCACGATTACCAAGTAATAGGGCGTTCTTATTACATAAACCGCGTAGACCTAGTGAACTGCGCGGAGTTAGCATGTTAGCCCTCGTATTAAAGCGCATTCACGATGTAGATGAATATATGGATGCCGACCTCATAGCAGCTCGTGTGGCAGCATGTTTCGGTGCATTTGTAACAAGTAATACTGGGAACGCTCCTATAATTTCTAACAAAACGAACGGCAAAGGTAAGAAAGTTCGTTCTATGGCACCAGGAATTATCCAACATCTACGTGCAGGTGAATCTATATCGTTTGCGGAGCCTAAGCGAAATGCAGGAACCGCATCAGAATACTCAGCGACCCAAACAAGACGCATAGCGTCCGGCATGGGTTTAAGCGCGGACATAGTGACGCGCAATATTAGTGGTAACTTCTCCGCAGCTCGGCAGAATATGCTGGAGGACCAGCAATCATTCAAACAGATGCAGCGTTTTATAATTGAGCATTTTTGTATGCCTATATGGCGGGCTTTCATTGAAGCATGCTACCTAAAGGGAATTATCCCGGCCAATGACTATGCAGCAAACCCAAAACTTTATAAGAAAGTAGCGTGGTTAGCTCCAGGCTGGTCTTGGATTGACCCTGTTAAGGAAGTTAATGCTAACAAGGAAGCCATTAAGGCAGGACTCACAACGCTCGAGGATGTATGTAGTGCATCAGGTAAGGACTGGGAAGAAGTATTAGAACAGCGGAAGCTGGAACAAGACCGCATTAAGGAATTGGGTGTTGCCCTTGATATGAACGGGGACGTAACGAATTTAGCGGATGATAACGCCACTGATATGAAAGGAGATGATAGCTAGTGGGAAAATTTGCAAAGAAGCAGCTCTTAGGTAAATATGCCCGAGAGGCGCAAATTACAAATATCGAAGCGAACGAAGACCGTACCGTCGAATTGTCCTTCTCCTCTGAAGAACCATATGAAAGATGGTTCGGAACAGAGATATTGTGTCATGACGAAAGCTGCGTTAACTTAGACCGATTTAATAACGGTTTAGGCACATTGCTATTCAACCATGACCGCAGCGCAGTTGTTGGTCACGTCGATAAAGTGTGGATTGAAGATAATCGCGGCAAGGCGATTGTTCGATTCGATGAAGATGATGAATCTGAAAAGATTTATCAAAAAGTGTTAAAAGGCACATTACAAGGTGTGAGTGTCGGATATGACATAAGTCGATATGAGGAATTAATCGATTCCGATTCTAAAAGTTCCAATGGCCGGTTTACAGGCCCAGCATACGTAATTACATATTGGGAACCATTGGAGATTAGTGTTGTATCCGTCCCTGCAGATCCGACTGTAGGGGTAGGCAGAAGTGTAGAAGATAATGAGGAGGAACCTATGAAAGGTGATGCAAAAGCAAAAGGCACTGAGCAAAACGTGCCACAAGTAGTACCGGAAGTACCAGAGTCCGGAGTTAAAGGTTTTAATGCAGATGACGCTAAGAAGTTGATTGCGGCAGAACGTGAACGCGTATCTACAATCACAAGTTTATGCCGTGATTTCGAAGTTGATGGTGTAGATGATTTCATCAAATCCGGCAAATCTGTTGCCGAAGTTCGTGAGGTAGTAATGGACGTATTGCGTGAACGCAATAAGCCAGTAATCACTAAAGTTGGCGAAGCAGATTCTGATAAGTTCCGCATGGCTATGCAGGACGCTTTGATGATGTCTGCGGGCATCCCAGTTGCAAATCCTGCACCAGGTGCAAATGAACTTCGTTCTATGTCCTTGATGGAATTAGCGCGTGAGTCCTTAGTTCGCGAAGGCTTAACCGCTAACTATGCTGACCGATTGGAATTGGCACGTGAAGCGATTAACTCCACATCCACATTCCCAATTGCTTTGTCTAACGTAGCAAATAAATCCTTGGTACAAGGTTATGAAACCGCACCGGCTACATTCGATACCTGGACCGGCAAAGGTAGTAACCGTGATTTCAAACCGGCAAAACGTATTTTACTTTCTGAAACAGCTGAATTGAAGTTAGTTCCTGAAGGTGGACAATTCAAGGATTCTAAGTTGGAAGAAGCTGGTAACGACGTTCGTGTATTAACATACGGTCGTACGTTCAGCTTAACACGACAAGCTATCATCAATGATGATTTGGGTGTGTTCAAAGATATCGCTTCCAAATTTGGCCGTTCTGCAAAGGATACCATCAACAGCATGGTGTATGGGTTGCTAACAGGTAATACCGTATTGAGTGATGGTAAAGCACTATTCGGTACTGACAGAGGCAACTTGGCGGCTGCTGGTGCTGAATTAAGTGTTGCATCTTTATCTGCGGGTGTAGCGGCAATGCGCCGTCAAAAGCATATTGGTGAAAATCGCAATTTGAACATCGCACCTACATATTTGATTATTCCACCAGAACTCGAAGCATTGGCTTATCAATTGGTTAAATCTACTGTAGACCCTGCTCGTAGCAATGATACAGTTAACCCATTCGGCGGTCGATTCAATATCGTTGTAGATGCGGCATTAACGGATCCACACGCATGGTATTTAGCCGCTCGTCCTACAGATGTTCAAACTATCGAAGTAACGTACTTGAACGGTGTTGAAACGCCTCGATTGGAAACACAAACAGGCTTTAAAGTTGACGGCATCGAGTACAAAGTAGCAATGGACTGCAACGCAACTGCGCTCGACTTCCGCGGTTTGTATAAAAACCCTGGTAAATAATTAGTAATTGATTTAGGAGGTAATTAGATATGGCACAATTCATTCAAGAATTAGATCGCATTGATTTTAAAAATACAGCATCCGATATGATTGCCGTAGGGGATATTGTCCCTATCGGCAAAATGCATGGTGTTGCAATTACAGATATCGCACCTAATGCCGTGGGTGCAGTTAAGGTAACAGGCTGCTTTGAAGTAGCGGCATTGGCTTCTGATTCTTTTGCAGTAGGCGATAATGTGTATTTTGACAAAGCACAAAAGCGAGCATCTAAAACAGATACTAACCCAGTATTAGGTGTAGCTATCACAGAAAAGCGCCCAGGCACTACAGTGTTAGAAGTCGCACTTGTGCCAAATGTGGAAAAGTAATATAAAGGCGGGCATATGCCCGCCCATTCCATAGGAGGTAATGCATTATGAAATTAGGGTATAAGCCTAATGCACTGCTTTCTGTATTCGGCGAAAAGATTACTTACAAAGGTCAGCCCATAAAGGCAAGTGTAGAAATTGGTGAATATGACGGCAAGGGTTCCGGATTTGTCGATAAGGCACTAGCTGATAAGGCTCAAATTTGGGTGCGTGCTAAGGATGTTCCTGAACCACGATCAAAAGACGAAGTGTATATCAATGGCGAGAAATGGTACGTTGATCACGTTTCAAACTTTGACGGCACGATGTATTGTTTGGAAATTGTCCATAACGTGAGGGCGGTGAGACCATAATGAGTAATGAACCAATTACGATTACAGACACAGCCACTCCGTATCTGAATTTCATTGCAGAGACTAAACCGGACTGGATGCGTAAAGCGTTAAAGTCAACAGGTTGGATGATGCAAAAGGAAATTAAGCAAGGCATTCGGTCAGGTGCACCGGGCGGACGTAAGTATCCTAACTTCATGGCACCGGCACGACGTGCTGCATTTGAATCGGCATTTGGTGCTAAACTTCGCAAAGCATACCAAAGTGGTGGACGAGCTGAACGAGAGGCATGGGGCTCAAAATCGCGAAATGCCTTACTTGATATGGGCATTAGCGCCAGGACAATCGGATACAGTCCTCTAGGTAAGCTATCGAATGCAGTCGGGTATCAATATGACAAAGGCAAGCAATCTGTCCGAGTTGGGTGGTTATCTAATTCGGCTAAACGGTTAGGTGAACGAATCGAAGAAGGGTACACTAAGCAAATTACAGAGCCTATGCGCAAGAAGTTATTTGCTGCAGGCGTACCATTGCCTAAGGGTAAATCGATGTTCAAAATTCAGCCACGTCATACTTATGGACCTATGAAAGCAGCGTTACAGCCTAAATTGAAACCTTATATCGAAAATAAGATAGGCGACTACGCTATTTATGGTCCAGCTGCACAATCCGCATCTCGACGTAACTATAAGGTAAGGTGATATTAAATGTTACAACAAACAATCCCCATGTCACGTATAGTGAACCGATGGGCGGAAGCCTTATCGACAGATGAAGGATTAAATAAATTTTGTAATGACAAATATGGAAAGCCGGTGCAACTGTATGTCGGCTACGATGATGTCGATGCTCCGCTTGAGGATGATTGCCCTTGCATCATATTACTGCCAAGCAGTAAAAGCGAGGGGCTTGCGGATACCTACACATATTCATTAATAATCGTTTGGGGTATTGTCCATGAAGGTGCAACTCGTGTTAAGAATATTATTCGATACGATGGAGCGCTAGAATCGGATGATCTAGGGCAGTTAATTATTGAATGTATTTGTAAGGTGAATCCGGCGTTCCCTGTTATCGACATTGACTATGAATTAGACTCAATGAATTGGCGTCCGGTGTTTACTGGTCGTTTAACAGCTACTATAGAAATTCCGCATGTAATCGGCGGGAATATTGAATATTAAAGGAGGAAATGCATATGGCAACAGCAAAACGTGCGCAGGGCTCTCAGTCCCATGTGGCGATTGCGTTTGAGGCGGATTTTGGTACAACGCCAACTACTGGCGGTGTAATCACTCCGATTATTTCTAGCTCCGTAAAAGCTAGTCAAAATTTAAACGACTCCACAGTAATCCGTGGCGATCGTAATCCCGCAGCGCCATTCCGTGGCAATATCGACACGTCCGGTAGTTTAACCGTACCTGTTGGTGTAATCGACATCGGATACTGGCTAAAAGCTGCATTTGGTCAACCGACTTCTAATACAACTGGCCAAGCGCCAAATAAGAAGTCAGAGCATGTGTTTAAAATCGGCAATACAATGCCATCATTAACTATTGAACAGGGGTATCCTGACGTTAACGTGTTCCAACAATTCGCCGGTGCGCGAGTTAGTAAATTAGGCTTTAAATTCGGCGGTGATGCCGAATTAACTGCATCTGTGGATGTAATGGGCTGTAAGGAAACATTAGCGGCCACTACATTTGATGCTGCAGCAAAAGCAGTTAATTTCTTACCGTTCCAAAATCTAAACGCAACAATTAAAGAAGGCGGCGTTACGGTAGCCAACATTTTAAGTTGCGATATCAACTTTGATTTTGGCTTGGACGGTGACTCTTATGCTATTGGTGGTAAAGGTTTTAGAACATACATTGACCCAGGTATTGCGACTATTTCAGGCACGATTAAAGCGTTCTTCCAAAACAAGGACCTCCTGAATAAGGCGGTCAACGGTACGGAATCTAGCTTAGAATTACGACTAGAACAAGACGACTGGTCGCTTACGTTCAAGTTGCCTGAACTTGTGTACGAACGACAATCTCCAGGCATCGATGGTCCTCGTGGCGTCAATATTGAATTGCCGTTTAAAGCATACTATCGTGCAGATGCTGGTCGCTCTGCATCCATCATTACATTAGTTAATAATCAAGAACAATACTAGGAGGTGCCAACATGGCATTTGAAGATATCACAGTAAGAGGCTTAACATTCGCTGAACGTGGTGAATTAATTAAATCCGGTTTAGACCCATTGTATACCCCAGTTCCGGAAGAAGCACCGGATACAGAACGCCTATTACGTTCTCGTGAGCTTGCACAATGGATTATGCAACATATCTACGGCTTGACCGAAGACGAAATCAACGCAGCGCCAGACAATGATCTTATGGAAGTTGCGCTTGATACGATGCGTTTTACGCACGAAAAAAAGGCTGAAATCGAAAAAAACTAATTGATGCGTGGAGTTGGCTCAACTCCGACAAACCAAAATACTGCTCTGATTGTATCAAGATGCAACGTGAGACTAAACAGAATTTTGACTGCTCGGAGTGTGAGTTTAATTCCCCGCATCAATTAGATGGTACACGACAAGCGATGCGAGTATATAACGCAAGCCGAATGCAACGACGATGGCATTCAGGCGGTATTGCAGGATTCGATATGCCAGCGGTATTAGAAGTGGCGAGGGCTTATGGCATTGAGCCACTACCGCACCTTATCGACTTACTCGTATTATTAGAAGCCAAAGAATTGGAGGTGGCGCACAAGAATGGCCAATAATTTAATTGATATTGTCGTTCAGCTGACCGATAAGAATACGGAAGCCGGACTCAAGAAAATTACAGCTAGTGCTGAAGGCGCCAAATCCGCCCTTGGCAAAATGAAGAATGACCTCATGGCGATAGGTGCCGGTGTTGGTGTAGTAGGCATCGGTGCCAGATTGGCCAAGGAGGCTATTCAATGGGATGTAGCCGTTAAGAAATTATCAGGGATTACCGGTGCTACGGCAAAAGAAACCAGCGAATTATTAGCAGTGGCTAATTATATGGGCATAGCTATGGAAGATAGCGCTGGTGCATTTGCTAAGTTCTCCAAGAACGTCGGAGCGGCCAAAGAAAAAATGGAAGTCGCTCGGGCAGAAGGAAAGCTTAGCACTGATATATTCAGTAAGTTAGGCTACACGCTTGAAGATATCCAAGGCAAGAATACTGTTGAAGTCTTCAAGATGATACAGGAACGTCTAAGAGGCATGAAAGATGGCGCTGAAAAGACCCGTGTTGAAATGGAACTCTTCGGCCGCACTGGCTACCAAATGCACGCCATGCTTAATATGTCTGCTGAACAGATGGACAAAGTGGCTGAACGTGCCAAAGCAATGGGGCTTATCATCGACGATGAGACTGCAGCTAAATCTGCAAAGCTAAATCGGGAATTAAAGGATTTAGAAAACACTGGTAAACGGCTTGCAGTATCTATCGGCCATGAGTTAGTTCCAGTATTTAACGACTACGCAAAAGAGGTATTGGATGTAGCTAAAGAGTTCGAATCAATGACTGCCGAGCAAAAGGAAGCTATCGGAGGTATTGTCAAATTCGGTGCAGAAGCTGGGGCTGTAATCATAGTCATGAGATCACTAACCAGCGCACTCGGATTTATGCGATTGGCCACACTTGCTGCAGCTGGCCCTTGGGTAACATTAGCTACGGTAATTGGACTTGCTGGGAAAGCATTACTCGATTTTCGCTACAACGAAAAAACATCCGGCTCTTATATGGGTGTAGATGTTGACGGGAAGCGTATTCACAAGAATACGAACTCAACAACAGGCTTGTCTGATAAGTTTAGGGAATCGCATGATTCTCGATATTGGATAGAAGACTCAGCTTTATTCGGATTCATCAAAAATGACCGCATGGCTACCAAAGAGGAAGGTGCTAGAATCGATGCAGCTCTTAAAGAAAAGGAAGCTGCAGACGAGGCTAGAAAGAAAGCCGATGAAGAACTTGAAAAAGCAAAGCAAGAGATTGCTAATGGCGGGGCGTTAACGAACACCGAAGCCATTAATAAAGCAAATGAGGAAGCTGCAAAAGCGGCTAAGGCACAGGAGCAGGCGGCGAAGAAAGCACAACAAGCGGCTGAAAAGTTGACGAGTGCTGTGGAACGCATGGCGGATTTGTATCAATCGCTTACCTTGCAAAGCTTACAAATTGACGGCAGTCAATACGAAATTGATAAGTTAACAGCTAAGAATCAGTATGAATCCAACAATAAGAATATCCGTGACATCATCCGTTCCGTTTCAGGACTGGGTGGAAGCGCTACTGGCGAAGCTGTGAGTGTGCTAGATGCAGCTAATGAACAACTCGGTAAGGCATATGAGTTAGGTGCAGACGGTATATGGGCTACTGACTGCGGCAAGTTATTCTCCGACTCTGTATTGCAGGCATTCGGTAAGGATGTACCTCGGTATGTTCCATCTATCATGGATGCAGCAAGAGCTGCTGGCGCATGGCATGACGCAGGCGATGGATATACACCTAAAGCCGGAGATGGCGTCGTAGTCCTTGGCGATAATCACATTGTAATTTCTGACGGCAAGGGCGGATACACTGGGGCTAATTCCAGTACAGGCGTTGTTAGCAAGCCTAGCGTATCGGGTGATTTTGGTGCTATTACTGGTTATGTAGATACTAGCTTATTAGCAGGTGCTACATCTGGCGCCTCTGCAGACTCAGCAGGTAGTGCAGTAAATGCCAAGAAGCTTGCTGAGTCAAATCTAACCGCCCAAGTTAGAGCTAAGAACGAAGAGCTGTATCAAAAGCGATTAGCTGAGGCGCAACGTAATCAAACTATCCGTGTCCGTAAGATGAACGAGGATATTAAAAAACTCGATCTTGAACGTACAGGCGACCGCTTACAATTACTCAAAGTCGAAGCTGAAGCGCAAAAGGCGCAGATTGATGATAATGTCCGTGAGTACACTAAATCCGTAGGCGATAAGGAACTCGCTGAAAAGAAAGCTCAGGCAGAGCGCCTAAAATTGGCTTCTGATACTGAGCAGAAAATTAGGGAGCTCGCTTACACTCAAACGAGTGAAACCGTTGACCACTTAACTAATATGGTTACGCTTGGTCGTTTAACTCGTAGCGATGCAGATGTCTTACTTGCTGAAGAGTTAAAATCGTACATTGACTATGCACGTAGTGAAGTCAATGAGGCCCAGTTAAGTGCTACCCAAAGACTGCAAATTGAAAAGAACCTTGTTGAGACCCAACAAAAACTATGGGAGCTTACAGGTCGCAGCCTTAAAACAAGCTTACAAGAGGCAGCTCGCCAGTATAAGCAAGAGACTACCAACTATGCTGACTTAGCAAAGTCTACTTTCGATAGTACGATGAACTCTATTAATTCTGCATGGACAAATAATCTCGAGGCTATGGCAACAGGAACGAAGTCGTTTAGTAAAGGCATTAGGGACATATTCAAGGATATGACAAATGCCATTATTAAGATGATGATTCAACTAACATTCCAACAATATGTAATGCCTAAGTTACTAAGACTATTCGGCGGAGTAGTTAACGGGATTGGTTCTCTAGGTGCTGCAAAAGGAACATCGTCATTTGCTGGTGGCAGTTTATTTAGTTCTGCTTTCACTGGAAATAGATTCGCTTCGGGAGGGGTAACGAATCCAGGACTCATGTTGGTCGGTGAAAACGGACCGGAATTATTTCAATCCTCTGGATCACACCGCATTTATACTGCAAGCGAAACTCGGCGTCTGGTAGGTGGCGGAGCTGCAAGCAAAGTTATTGTCAATATTATTAATCAATCTGGGCAACAACTTGATAGCCAACAACAAGAAACTAAGTTCGATGGCGAACAAATGATAGTTGATGTAGTTGTATCAAGTCTTATGACAAACAAAGGAGGTATGCGGGATGCAATCAAAGCAGCCGCAGTATAGCGTATGTTAGAATTTCCAAACATAAGATATCCGATATACCCTATCGATGAAACTACACCTGATGTCAGTCGTAAAGCACAGGTTGAGAATATGACGGTGCTTACACATCGTAAAACTACAAGAGCATTACGATCATATTCAGTAAATTATAAAATTCCAACTACAGAATATATTCGTCTGAGAAATTTCTTTGACCAAGTAAATACCGCAGAGATATTTCTATGGACACACCCAGAAACCTTAGCGAAGATAAGAGTTAGGTTCGCTGACCAACTCCACTTTTCCGCTAGTGATTATGGCATATGGAATGGTTCTATTCAATTACAGGAGGCTTAGATGTTAACGCTATCAACTGCATCTATTATCGAAAAAAATAAGATATCCTCCACTGGAGCATGGGTAATGGCTCTTGAATTGCATCAACCGGAAGGAAATATTCTCCTCGTGAATAACACCGAAGATTTGACTTTAGCCAGTAAGCAGTACACCGCCTTCCCATTCAAGCTGGAGGACATCAACGAGGACACTAAGCAGATGCCGAACGTCAAACTCTCTGTAGCAAACGTAACCGGTACCATTCAACGATTAGTAGAAAAGAATAAAGGTCTTACAGATTGTGAGGTCAATATTCGAATATTCAATACTAACTTGCCGGACATCATTGAGCTAGAAGAAACGTTCATCATTAACGCATCCCAAGCAAAAGCGGACTGGGTGGTGTTCACACTAGGCACAGACTTCTCATTCTCTCGTAGGTTCCCTCCTGTTCGTGTAATGAAAGACTACTGTCCTTTTAAATTTAAGTCTGCAGAGTGTGGCTACAGTGGCCACGCCCAAAGTTGTAATAAGACTCTCAAACGATGCCGTGAACTAAATAATAGTGTGCGGTTCGGAGGTGAGCCAACAATACCACAAGGGGGCATGTATGCGTCTAACTCTAAATAACCTAGTAGGTACTACGTGGAAGGAACTGCCATGTTGGGAACTTGTGGTAGAAGTGTACAAGAGAGCCGGTGTTCAGCTTGAGCCATACGCAACGTATTGGCCAGATATGAACTCTCCATGGCAGGAAGTCAATGAGCCGGAAGTAGGGGACATAATTGTCATGAACCTATACAGTAATAATGCTGATCATATCGCAGTATATGTAGGCGAAGGTAAGATGATACATTCTACCGAATATGCTGGTGTATGTATCGTGCCGGTAGAAAGATTAAGAAAACGTATTATAGGAATGTACAGGTACAAGGAGGCTTACGATGATTAGATTAGTAATTGTTCGAAACCCATTCGACCTTATCGCCAAGCAAGAGAACCTTGTGCCTTATGTTAAAGGGAAACAACTTAATCAGTACTTTACGGACCCCGGAAATTGGGTGTACTCCGTAAATGGTGAATTGGTGGATGCCACCGCAATACCGATTGACGATGCATATATAGTGATATTGCCTAAATTAGAAAAGCAAGTATTAGGTATATTATTATCAATCGGTTTATCTGTCGCTACTGATGGTATTGCATCCGGTGCCATATTCGGTATCGGTAGTGTGTTAGGCCGTACATTGGCAGCAATGGCCATAGGGATGATTGGTAACTCGATTATATCGAAGCTAACCTCTCCTAAAGTTGATAACTCAAATACAGAGCAATCGGCAACATATGGATGGCAAGGTACACAGACTGTAATAGGTCAAGGACACCCATTAGCTATTACATATGGAAAGTCTAAAAGTGCAGGTATGCTTATTTCTCGACACGTAACTAGTGATGGTAGTAAGCAGTATCTTAACCTGTTATACTGTGCGGGCGAAGGCCCTATCGATGCTATTACTGATATCAAACTTAATGGCAATCCTGTCGGCAACTACAAGGACGTGCAAGTCGATGTAAGGCTTGGCACTAACAATCAAGATGTTATCACTAACTTTAACGATAACTACGCAGACCAACCATTAACATATGAGCTTACCCATGATTGGTCAACACACCAAACTCAGGGGAACTTGTCTAATGCCATTGAATTAACTGTATCGCTACCTAATGGCTTGTACTATGCAAACGACAAAGGTGGTCTTAGCAGCACAAGTATTCAATTAGAAGGGGGTATTCGTAAAGTCGGTACTGCCGAATGGACACCGCTACCGTTAAGCAATGAAAAAGGTCAAAGTGCAATGGTTAAGTTAGAGGAAGGTAAGTGGTACAAGTTAAATAGCCACTCTCCAACTCCAATTGACAAAAACCAATATACAGGGCTGATAAAAGATAGCGTTAATAGCGCTATTTATCGCACGTATCGATTCGATGTTAGGGAGCCAGGACAATATGAGATCCGATTACGATGTGCGCATAAGGACGGTACTTCTAATCGCCATGTGAATAAAGTGTACTGGTCGCAACTTACTCAAATTGTATATGACGATTTTATTCATCCTGGGAAGGTTCTTATCGGCATCAAGGCATTGGCTACCGACCAATTGAATGGTAATGATCCTAGTGTGACGTGGCTACAAGAACGTAAGACAGTATATGTATTTAATAGCTACACAAGGGCGTATGAAGCTAAACCAGCAACTAATCCGGCATGGGCTTGCTATGATATCTTGCATCACTGCAGAAAGATTGGCGATGAGTACGTAGTTAAAGGAACACCACGTGAACGATTTGTATATGATGCGTTTAAAGCATGGGCAGACAAATGCGACGAAAAGCATATTACATTTAATTACATCTATGACACAGCTAGCCAAGTATGGGATGCGCTCAAATACGCCGAAAACGTAGGTAGGGGGAAGGTGATACCTCTAGGAACTAGATTTAGTTGCATATATGATTATGCGGCTACACCTACACAGCTATTTACTGTAGGTAACATAAAGATGGATTCGTTTGCCGAGGAATTTCAAGCAACTTCCGCAAGGGCCAATGCTATTGAGGTATCATTCCTCAATAAGCAAAAGGACTATGAACGTGATGTACTCCCTGTATTTAGTGAAGAGTACGATGTGACTACGTCCCTTGCTAGTCCGGCACAAGTGGAACTTATGGGGTGCGTGGATGTAGACCAAGCCTACAATTACGCTAAACACTACCTAAGAGCCAATAAGTACGAGGTGCGGACATGTACCTTCGAGGCTTTCACAGACGCCATAGCGTGTACGATAGGGGATGTAATCCTACTACAACACGATGTGACAGACTGGGGGCAAGGCGGACGTGTAGTATCTGCTACAGGTAACAAGGTAGTCCTTGATAGAGATGTTACCTTCGATGAAGGTAAGCATTATCGATTGATGATACGCAACGCTCAAACGGATGCACTAGAGTCTTACGATGTAACTGGGGTTAGTGGTTGTACATTAACGCTTGCCAATAGTGCAGCTATCCAAACAGATGACTTATATACTTATGGCGAAGCAACAAAAGAAGCTAAGCCTTTTAGGGTATTGGCCATCAATAAGTCTAATTCAGAAATGACCCGCAAGATATCTTGTATTGAGTATTATCCGGAGCTGTATGCAGGTGATGATGGATCCGTGCCAATTATCGACTACACGACTAAATCAGATGTGGTTAAAGTAACCAATCTTGTACTTTTAGCAGATGTAAAAACATTAAAGGACGGCACTGTACTATGCGATATCAATGGTACGTGGCAAATGCCACGTGATAAAGTGGCCAAGAATATCATTGTGTATTACAAAGCCATTACATCGCAAGAGTGGCAGCAGTTCGCAGTACTTGATGGTAGTGCAACAAGCATTACTATTCCTAGTGTAGCGACTGATACAAATTATGACGTCAAGATTGTATGTACAAATGATTTAGGTACTGCTTATGAAGGGGTAGAACGGGCAGTATATGTGTACGGTAAAGAAATCCCTCCGGCAATACCTAAAGGCTTTAAAGTTGAACAGGATGCTGTGAATAGCAGTGTGTTGCATTTGTCCTGGGAACCTAATACGGAAGCGGACCTACACGGCTACAGATTATACGATGTCAATGACGTACCTTTGATTAAACACATCGGGGGTACAACGTACTCCTATTTCATCCCTAATTCTGGTGATTACAAGTTTAAGTTAAAAGCGGTGGACACATCTGGAAATGAGAGTGACCCGGCACTCGCTGAAATAAAAGCTGTTGTATCGGCTGAAAGTGTAGCAACACCAAAGGCACCGGTAAGCGGAACAATAACGATAGGAAAGACTATCACCGTATCCTGGGACCCAATAGAAAATACCTACATTGATTTTTATGAAGTTAGACTAGATAGCAATACAGGCCAAGCTAATAATCGGTTAGCAAAGACTATTGATATTAACGCCGAAATTAAGCTATCTGCACGGAGAGGAGCTGTATTCATATATGGACATAATCCAGTTAAAGGATATGGGCCGGCTTTGCGTATCGATTATGATGCTAAAACACCAACTGCACCGCAGAATGTGAAAGTCAAAGGGACTATCACAGGGGTTAGCGTAGTATTTGACAGTATTCCGGATGCGTGTATCGGTGCAAATGTGTACATCGATGCGGAGAAGTACTTTATTACTTCAAACGTAGTTATGATTCCTCATACTGCGGGTGTATTCGATATTAAAGTGGCATACGTTGACGTGTTTGGTGAGGGAGCATATTCAACAATCATAGGTGCGTCTGTACCTGCTACTATCGACCCATCATTAATTGATGAAGAAGCACTCGGCATTAAGGAAATTGATAAAAGGATTGGTGAATTAACTCAAAAAACAAATGAATACTCTACGCAAGTTGAGGATTTGGCTAGCGGTGTAACATCTCAAATTTCACAATTAACAGATGACATCGATCTCAAAATCAAAAACCTAGATGGCGATGAAATTGTAAGTCGAATCAACGTAAGCAAAACAGGAACACGTATTGATGGCAAGTTGCTGCACGTAACAGGACAAGCCAAGTTTGATGAGAACATCATCACTGATAAAATGATACAGGCTGGAGCCGTGAGTGCTGATAAAATGCACGTTGATGCATTAAGCGCAGTAAGCAGTAATCTTGGAGAAGTGTACGGTGGCAGTATTACCGGAGGCATGTTTAAGAATGTAAATAATACGTTCCAAATCGACCCGAACGGTAATATTATAGGCGCTAATATTACAGCTTCACGAATTGACGCGCAGTCAATATATCAAGCAGGATTTAAGTTGCAAAATCTAATAGTTTATGTACAAAAAGTCCGGCATGGTGATTGGTGTCCACTTCCTGAAAGTTTTGATGAAAGTCAATGTACATTTGTACCAGTTGGTTGTGTATTTACCGAAAGCTACACGGCGAAAAGTAATGAGGGTAATTTTAATGACATTACAAAGGCCAGAATTAGCGATTCGGAGATGGATCAGCAACGTAGGCGGTACATTGGCGAATGTCAAATATATTCTCGTCAAGATAAGGAAACGGGGACGAATATAGGGGTTTTCGAAAAACGTAGGGCCGTAGTCGAATCTAAGATTTATCGAGAATGGTCTTCCGGCAACGATGCCGGAAATACCTACGAATCAACTACATATTCGTATGGGGAGCTATTTGTACTAGTTATTGCTAAAAAGTAAAGGAGGTTCTATGGTCGAGCAGGATTTAACGCTACACACGGGGAGCGACTTTAGTTTTAGTTATGTCGTTCCTCAAGGTAGTGATTTTAATTTAGATAATTATAAAGCGGCGTGCAAAATCCGCAAACGCCCCTATGGAGAGGTGATATTAGAACTACAACCAGTAATTGAAAGTAAGCAAGTAACATTTCTTATATCAGGCCAAGAGTCAGCAAACAAACATATATCTGGTGGCGACTATTTATATGACGCGTTTATTTACAACGATGAAAAGTGGCTTAAAATTGGCCAAGGTACGATGACAATCATACCAGATATTTCTATGCATAATTAAGGAGGATTACAATCATGGCAGAAAATACTTTAACAATCAAATTCGATAAAGAAACAACTTTACCTTTGTTAGATGGGTTAGGTAAAAGTGCCTACGCTATTGCCGTAGCGCACGGATTTAAAGGGTCAGAGCAGGAGTGGCTAGACAGTTTAAGAGGCATGCAAGGTGCGACTGGTCCTGTAGGCCCTCAAGGTATCCAAGGTCCGGCCGGTCCAAGAGGTCCTAAAGGCGATCCAGGTAGTGCAGAAATCGCCGCTCAATTATTGCGACAAAAAAATATATATTTACCAAACTCAAATGTAGGTACAGTAATCGCCAAGGTTATCGAATTGTTTAGCGACAACATTAAATACACGCCTAAACGACTTGAATACGAACAACCTAATGCCGGCCAAACATTCATTGATCTCAGAGGAGAACCCCATTTTAAAGTATCCATTAACGGTGGCGAAAAGAAAGAATTTGAGTCCGATAATATGCGTGTTAACATCGAACCTTTCGGGGCGGATAATATTTTAATTAAATACTTTGATTTAGCAGATAGGGAATATCAAAATATTGTAATTAAGGGAATTGCTGGGGCCACGCCAGAGGAAACATATGAAGATGGGTCTGGTGCCGTGTGGAAGAAATATGGTAAAAAAATTGTATTGGATGCAAGCAACTATACTGGCGAAACGTTAAAATGGCAGGGCAAATGGGGTTTTGGCGAATTTGATATTATTGAAATGTTATCTAATTCAGAAAAAACATTAACGCAGACAGAAGACTATAATGAGTCTTATAAATGGTATGGTAAAACGCTTGTAATACCGGAGCCACAGAATATTATTTTGAATTGTTCAATAGAGCTTGGCGATATCGATGTCGATAGCATTGTAAAACGGCAATCTTTATACTTTAGAGATAGCGGATTCAAATGGAATGGTAGCGAATATGTACGATATAGGGGTTAATGTGTTAACAAAGGGGGAATAATGGAGTTAATTAATGAAATCCTAACCTTCGTCATTGAAGGCATATCTCATGAACATATTGTCGATATGGGTGTAGTTTGTATTTTAACAACACTATTGCTATTTATCGATGCTACGCAGAGAGTAGCAACAGAGGTACTTAGATACAACAAGGATAATCACCGTAGAAATACGGTGATTAACCTCGCCACTACTTTATTATGGTATGGATGGGGTAGAGGCCGGTATGTTGATGCTACTACAGGGCTGAAACGTAGGTACCTTATGAGTGAACGCTTACGATCCGATTTATTGACGAAATTATGCGTCCAGTATCCAGCGTGGATGATATTATCCATTGTGTTTATTTCGCTACCGGATATACCTATTCCAAATACAGAGTTCTTCCTGGACCATATATTTGCTAACATATTCATGTTAATACCATTCCTATCCGAATGTTGGTCGATTATTGAAAACTTACGAGAAATTGTAGAGGATAAGCTAATCGATTTCAAGGAAGTATTTTCTTACGTCATTGAAATTATAAAAGCATGGAGGGGTAATGGATAAGCTAGCTATCATTAACCGCATCAAGCGGTCATATCAATCCATCCGAATAGCGGGAATACGGCCGACTGGTGTACTAGCAACGAGGGCGCTAGTCCTCGTCATGCTAGTACCGATGATACTCGTAGTTGCCCAGTATGTATTATCGACGATTAAAGGCTATGTATCGCCTGAAGCTAATCAGCTTATCGATAAAGGTATTCTTATCATTGACCATATATTCGTGCCGTCGGTACTTATGTCAATTGTAGGGCTGTGTGGTATGTTTATTGACAAAGATCATAACGGGATACCGGATAAGCTAGAGGAGCCTAATACGTTGCCTATGAACAGACCCGGCATACAACAATTAGCAGATGACGTTAACCATGATGAGAGGGGGAAATAAATGTTTAGACAAATTACAATGGACGAGTTAAAGTCCTTAGCACTCGATGCATATGGCCAAATTGAAAAGGCATACCTGCATTGGACAGGTGTAAAAGGCGGTAAGCACTTTACGGACTATCATATCAACATCGACCGAGCAGGCTTGATGTGGACAGATATGAAGGCCTTAACCGATTATAAGGAACATACCTACATGCGCAACAGTAACGCAGTAGGCATTGCTATTGAAGCGTGTTGGGATGCAGTTAGTGAAAATCATCTAGGCAGTGAACCACCAACCAAAGAACAGTTAACCACTATGACTCAGATTATGGCAGTGCTCACTATTAATGCGGGTGTACCACTTGACATACAACATCAAATGACCCACGCCGAGGCGGCCGATAATAAGGACGGACTAGACCTCTATTATTTAGATCCGACTGGGTACCCAAATAACACATACGGTCCAGACTCCAACGTTGACCGATGGGACCTCTTAGTGTGCCATGAGGGCGACGAACGATGGAGCGGTGGAGATTGGTTACGTGGCACCGCTCGATGGTGGGGCGCTCAGTGGGGCAGTATTATTTAGGAAGGAGTTACTATGTATGAAAAAATTAAAACTATGGTGGCCAAGTATCCTCGCCACTATTATATTATCGGCGCTCTTATCGTGCTCCTCTGTGTTTGCGCAGGATATATCCTCTACCAACCAAGCGGAGCCGACTATCACCGTGCCGTTGACGCAGTGGAACGAATTGAAAGCCAACAACGCGAAAGCGTTAAGCTTAATCGAGACATCCAGTATTCCATTGACCGA